GCATGAAAAGATGTTGTGGTCATTGGCCTTGGCCGGTGCCAGCTTTAAGAAAGTGTACTTTGATCCTACGTTAGATCGACCAACATCGATGTTCGTACCGGCAGAGGATTTATTTATTCCTTACGGGGCGTCTGATGCGCGCACGGCGCCGCGGGTTACCCATGCAATGCGTAAGACCAAGAACGAGGTCAAGAAGCTGCAGTACGCGGGGTTCTATAGGGACATTGAGCTAGGTGAGCCAACAAAAGATTTTGATGAGATTCAGAAGCGCAAGGATGCAGCAGATGGGTTTAGCGCCATTAAGGATGACCGCTATCGTATTTTGGAAATGCAGGTTGAATTGGACATTGCAGGGTTTGAAGACATAGACCCAGAGACCGATGAAGAGACAGGCATTGCTCTACCCTATGTTGTGACCATTGATAAAGGCACACAAGAAATTTTAGCTATTAGGCGCAACTGGGATGAAGATGATCCCTTCAAGAGAGCCAAGCAGCACTTTGTACAATACACGTACATCCCCGGTTTTGGGGCTTATGGCTACGGCTTGATTCACCTAATAGGTGGGTTTGCTAAGAGCGCAACGTCTATTGTGCGCCAGTTGATTGATGCTGGTACGCTATCAAACCTCCCCGGAGGTTTAAAGTCACGGGGTCTCCGTATTAAGGGCGATGATACTCCGATCATGCCCGGTGAGTGGAGAGATGTAGACGTTCCCGGTTCGTCTATACGAGATAATATTCTTCCCCTACCGTATAAAGAGCCTTCGGCTACGCTGTTTAATCTATTGCAGAATGTAGTAGAGGAAGGGCGCCGCCTAGCTGCCGTGTCTGATGTAAAACTCAATGACATGAACGGTGAAGCCCCAGTAGGGACTACGCTGGCTATTTTGGAACGGACGCTTAAGGTAATGTCCGCGGTACAGGCTCGTGTCCATGCCAGCATGGAGCAGGAGTTTAAGCTTGTTGCCAAGCTGATTAAGGACTATACCCCCGCGGAATACGAGTATGACCCTGACTATGGCGCGACTCGCAGTCAGAAGCGTGAAGACTATGAAAAGACCGATATCATCCCGGTCTCAGATCCCAATGCCTCAACCATGGCGCAGCGGATCATCCAGTATCAATCAGCTATTCAGCTGTCACAATCGGCCCCACAAATTTACGACCTTGCTGAGTTACATCGGCAGTTTTTACAGACCATGGGGATCAAGGATGCGGACAAGATTATTCCTGTAACAGACGATGGGGTACCTACAGATCCCGTTACAGAGAACATGAATGTTCTTAACATGAAGCCGGTAAAAGCATTTCTTGAGCAGGATCATCAGGCGCATCTAACGGTGCATCAGTCGGCTATGCAGGACCCCAAATTGGCTCAAATCATGGGTCAGAACCCACAGGCGCAGACTATCCAACAGGCTATGCAAGCGCACATTATGGAGCATATCGGGTTCCAGTACCGCAAAGATATCGAGCAGCAACTGGGTGTAGCACTACCACCACCGGGTCAGAAGTTACCGCCAGAACTTGAAGTGCAGATTTCTAAACTGTCCGCTGACGCGGCACAGCAACTTTTGCAACAGAATAAAAGTCAGGCGCAGCAACAGCAGAATCAACAGACGGCCCAAGATCCTGTCCTTCAGATGCAGAAAGAAGAACTGGAGATCAAGAAGCAAGAAGTTGCTGATAAGAAAGTGATCGAGATGGCTAAGATTGAAGCGCAAAAAGAAATTGCAATGCTTAACAATGAGGCCAAGCTGCTATTGCAGAATGAAGATCAGAAGATTGAATCCCTGTTTAAAGGTATGGATATAGCCACCAAACAGACAGAAGCTTTGAAAGAACAAGAGATGCAGACCCCTCCCGGCCCGCAAGGAGCTCCTCCATCGCCACCTACCGGTGCGCCACCCGCTCCGCCAATGCCCCCTCAACAACCGCCTATGTAAGGTGCTAAATGACTACTGTACTTGATGTACTGCAGAAAGATCTCGAAGAAATTATCGAGTCGTACAAAGATTCCGTGGCTTACGGCCACGCTAAAGATTATGCCGATTATCGGCATAGCACGGGAGTGATCACGGGCCTAACTTCCGCCCTGCAACGGGTAAAAGACCTGCAAAACTATGACGAGGATGACTAATGTCTGTTACAGCAATCGACGCCGAGAAGACTCAGGAAACGGCAGCTACCCTTGCAAAAAGACTTCCTGACCCTGTCGGGTACAAAATGCTAGTAGTAAAACCTGAAATTGACGAGAAGTCTGAAGGGGGAATCGTGTACTCCCAAGAGACCCGTAAAAGGGAAGAAATGGGGGCAGTAGTCGGTCTTGTGCTTAAACAAGGACCTTTATGCTATCGCGACACCGACAAATTTCCTACGGGCCCATGGTGTAAAGAAGGCGACTTTGTGCTTCTTCGCGCTTATTCAGGTTCTCGTTTTGCGGTGGATGGTAAAGAGTTCATCATTGTTAACGACGATATGATCGAGGGTGTAGTTGAAGATCCTCGCGGTATTGGGAGAAGTTACTAATGGCTAAAGAAATCATTAACGAAGACTTTGAGGTTCCTGAACATCTGCTAAATGAAGCAGAAGAACAGGGTGTTGAAATTGAAGTGGTAGATGACACCCCTGAAGACGACCGCGGGCGCAAAGCTCTGACCGCGCAAGAAGAAGGTGAACGCGAAGACGAAATGGAGCATTACTCCGATAAAGTCAAAAAGCGTATTAACCAAATGAACCATAAGTTCCACGACGAACGTCGTGCTAAAGAACAAATGGCGCGTGAACGAGAAGAAGCCTTACGTGTAGCGCAAGCGGTACTTGATGAAAATACACAGTTAAAGACCACCCTTTCTTGGGGGCAGCAAGAGTATACGAAAGAAGCGCAGGCCAAAATTGATATGGCCCAAAGGCTTGCTGAAGATCGATATAGGAAAGCATATGAGTCCGGTGATACCGAAGGTACACTTGAAGCTAACAAAGAGCTGACAGTAATAGCGGTACAACGAGATAGGCTTGATGCGTATGCGGCACAACAAGTTGCAAACTATAATCAGACTTTACAACAGCAAAATACTACTGTATATAATCCTCAACCAGAGCCACAAGCTCCTATTCAAACCCCGGACCCCAAAGCTGAAGATTGGGCGTCACGCAACCCTTGGTTTGGAAAGGATGAGGAAATGACCTCATTGGCTTATGGACTGCACCAGAGATTGGTTAATGAAGGGCTAGACCCTACTTCTGATGACTACTACGCGCATATCGATAGTGGGATTCGGCAGAGGTTCCCTGAAAAATTTGAACGACCTAGGAAGTCTTCACCTGTGGCACCGGCTGGTAGAACCACCGCATCAAAAAAAGTCACACTGACGGCCTCGCAAGTCGCTATAGCAAAACGTCTTGGCGTACCGCTTGAAGTATATGCCAAACACGCAATAAAGGAGCAAAAGATCAATGGCTAATCAAATTGATTTAAGTCGTAAACCGCGGTCCACGGAAACCCGTGAAGCTGAAGTTCGCCAGACCTCATGGAAACCAGCCCACGACCTTCCTTCGCCCGCGCCGCAAGATGGATATAAGTTTCGATGGATTCGAGCGTCTATGATGGGCCAATCTGATCCGGCCAATATGGCCCGCGCAAGGCGTGAAGGATGGGTGCCATGTAAAGCGTCTGACCACCCAGAAATTAGCTCCGATTTTGCCGCTTTTGGTTTGACACCGGCATCTGATCTTATTGAGATTGGTGGTTTAGTACTTTGTAAGACGACGCAAGAGACAGCTGATGCTCGTCGCGAATATTATGAAGACATGACCCAAAGACAAACGCAATCGGTTGACAACAACTTAATGCGCGAAAGTGATCCCCGGATGCCCCTTTTCCGTGAAGGGAAGTCCAAAGTATCTTTTGGTAGCGGTTCCTAAGTATAATTGGGGCCGTATTTAAATATTTAAGGAGTTCTATATGGCATATCCTGCAAATATGGCCCCTGCTGGTTTCCTTCCGGTAAACCTCATTGGCGGTCGTGTATTTAATCAGGCGATCCGTCAGATCCCTATTGCTTCTGGGTACGCTCAGAACATCGGGTTTGGCGATCTTGTAACTTACACCACAGATGGCACTATCATCCGTGTTGACACCACTTCAGGTGCAAAGGCGTCTTTCGCTGCTGCTCCAGTTGGTATCTTCCTCGGTTGTGAATATAGCCAGAGCACTGGTTTGAAGTATTTCGTTACCCCCCAGTATTGGGCTTCAGGTACGACCGCTTCAGATGCTAAGGCTCTTGTTTGTGAAGATCCAGATGCAATCTTTTTGATTACTGTAACCAACGCTTCTGGCGTAGCTTATACCTCTGGTGGCGCTACTCAGGCTAACGTCGGTCAGAACATTGGATACTACGAGCCTTCTACTTTAGTCAACACCACCACCGGCAACAGTACTGTATCTGCGAACCTTGCGTCTGCAGCTACTACCAATACTCTGCCACTGCGTATTGTTGATGTTGTTAAGGAAACGGTTCTTTCTGATGGTACTTTCCAGCAGATCCTTGTGACCTACAACGCTGGCTTCCATTTCTACCGTCAGACCACTGGTATTTAAGGAGTAATCATCAATGGCAGCTATCTCACGCGCGCAGTTACTTAAAGAACTGCTCCCCGGCCTCAACGCCTTGTTCGGTCTTGAATACGAACGCTATGGTGAAGAGTATAAAGAACTGTTCGAGACTGAAAGCTCCGAGCGTTCCTTTGAAGAAGAACAGAAGCTCTCCGGTTTCGGTGCAGCCCCTGTTAAGAACGAAGGTTCAGCCATCGCTTACGATGCGGCTCAGGAAGCATGGTCTACTCGCTATACCCACGAAACTATCGCTCTTGGTTTCTCCCTGACGGAAGAAGCTATTGAAGATAACCTGTATGACTCACTGTCTGCTCGTTATACCAAGGCGTTGGCTCGTGCTATGGCGTACACCAAAGAAGTTAAGGGCGCTAACATTCTGAACAACGGTTTCAACACGAACTACGTAGGTGGTGACGGTAAGACCCTGTTCAACAATGCGCATCCTCTGACCTACGGCGGCACCCTGTCTAACGTCCCAGCTACCCCA